GTCTCCTTGTCGACGACCGTGCGGCCATCGGTGAGGATCGTCTTGAGCTGCGTTGCGAAGGTGTCGAAGAGGTCTTCGAGACCCGACTTGTTGGTCTTCACTTGGTGTCCTTTCGGAGCAATTCGCGGGCCTTGGAAGCGATCTGGACGATCAGCCAGATGGTGCCGAGGATGGGTGCGATGAGAGCTGCGCCGTCAGACGCCACATGGAGCCAGGGGAGCCAAACGGGGCTCGCGACTGCGGAGACGGCGACCGCAGCGGTAGTGGTGTCCACGTTGGATGGTCCTGCGATTAGAGAGAGGATCACAGCGCAGCCGCCCATGCCCAAAGGCTGTCGGTCTGCTCTGCGGTGATGGAGAAGAGGGCACCGAGGCCGTCGACAAGCGGATGGGATCGCTTGAAGTAAGTTGCGTATTTCCACTCGACCATTCCAGCCGGGTCATTGACCAGCTTCATGTCGACGTCTGCTTCGTGAATGCCGAGGGACAGCAGGGCGAGCCTAAGCTGCCTCGGGGTAATCTGCGGCAACGCCTCACGAAGCTCTTCTACGGTCGGCCCAGCGGGTGCCGTGAAGATGCCTTCGGAGTACGTGAAGCCGACTTGTGCGTTTGCCGTGGCCGGCACCAGAGAGCGGCCCGGGAGAGTGAACCCCGGGACCGCCTCAATGATGTTCTCGACCACGCTGCCAGCGAGGACAGCGTAACGTGCCATGTTGTGTGTGTTTCCTTATACGATCCAGACGCGGACTTCGCCGCGCGCGCCAACGTTATTACCGCCGCCGCCGCCACCTGGGGCCGAGCCGGCAGTGCCGCCAACGGCAGCAACGGAACCTGTTCCACCAGCGCCGCCGTGGATGCTCGTGCCACCAGCACCTGAAGAAGTGCCAGAGCCCCCACCACCGCCACCGCCGTAGACGCTGTCGCCGCCAGCACCACCAGCGTTGGAGTTGCCCCCACCGCCGCCGCCACCGCCGCCTTCAATGCCATCACCGCCGAGGTTGCCAGGGGCCTGAGAGAGTGCGCCGCCGTTGCCCCCGAAAGGACCACCAGAGCCGCCCCCACGTCCACCAACGGAGCCAAGAGCCGCACCGCCGCCACCACCGGTAGGGCCAACAGAGCCAGTGCCTGTACCGGAGCCGCCGTTACCCCCGACACTGTTCCAGCTACCGCCGCCGCCACCAGCGAAGCCTGCAGAACCTGAGCCAGCGGCCCCAGTGCCACCGCCGAAGACGGAGACGCCGTTGAAGCTCGACGAGCCTCCAGCAGCATCGACAGCGCCACCGGCACCAACGATCACAGCTACGGACGAGCCGAGCTGGCTGGCACGGAAGGTCAGACGCCTATAGCCACCACCACCGCCGCCGCCGCCGCGCGTGTTAGAGCCGCCGCCAGCGCCGCCACCCCACTCATCAACGATGACGAGTGCGTTGGGGTCTATGCCAGCCGGCTTGGTCCACGTACCAGAGGCCGTGAAGATGGTGATCGAGGGAGCCTGACCGGGACCCTGAGGACCCGTAGGACCGGCAGGACCAGTTACGCCAGCGGTGCCCTGAGGACCGACCGGGCCGACCGGGCCTTGGATGCCCTGCGGACCAGTGTCGCCCTTGACGGCGAATGGAGACCAGTAGCTCGTGTTGGTCGGGAGCTGACCCGAGATGGCTACGATGTTCTGGTAGGAGCCGCCAGCATAGCTGACGACGTCGCGGGGAACGTATGCCGTCGCCGCCGAGTATGCGCCCTTCCATGCGAAGCCGGGGCCAGTCGCGCCTTGCGGACCAGCGGGGCCGATAGCACCGTCTGCACCCACTGGACCCTGAAGTCCGGTAGGGCCGGCGTTGCCTTGGGGACCTACGCTACCGGCTGGTCCTTGGATGCCCTGCGGGCCTTGAATGCCCTGCAGACCTTGGATGCCCTGAGGACCCTGGCCGAAGCTCACGCTGCCCGTCCAGTCGCCCGAGGTGGCCGAAGCCTTCCACGAGATTTGACCGAGCTGGGTGTCGAGGTAGGCGAAGCCTGTGGAGCGAGTGTCGTAGGTTGCGCGACCGGCAGTGTTGCCGATGGCGTCGGGAATGAAGGCCTGTCCGGTGACGCCCTGAGGACCCTGAGGACCCTGATTGCCGACCGGGCCTTGGAGACCCTGAGGACCCTGAGGGCCGATGAGACCCTGAGGTCCAGCGATGCCTTGGGAACCCTGAACGCCTACAGGACCTTGCGGGCCGGCGTCACCCTGAGGACCCTTGTCGCCGGTCTCGCCCTTGGGCATGTCAGCGGACGTGAAGGGACGGAACTGGCCGAACTCGTCGAAGCCCAGAACGTTGTTCTTGCGGGCCTCAATCGAGGGGAATTGGAGGTCGACGCGGCCTGCGTCAGTGTCAGGCGCGAGCAGCGTACCGGACTTCATCAGGACCGCGATGTCGGCGCTTTCCTGGCTGACGTAGATCGCCTGCAGGGCCTGCCTGTTGAGGTCTTCAGCGCGCAGCGAGGAGCCGTTCGCGATGGTCACCAGAGGCGGCTTCGGGGTTTCCCGAGCGATCTTGATCTTGGAGGCTACAGCCGGCGCTGCGTCGAAGCGGAGCTGGAACGGACCGGCCCATGCGAAGGAGCCCACGGCGACGTCATCGACGTAGACCTTGACGTGGTTGCGGTCGAGGTAACCGAAGTCGAACGTGAAGTCGCGGTTCGACCCGTCGCCGTCATAAACGACGTACGAGAGAATTGGTGAGGTCATTGGTTTCCTTGAGTGGAAATGCAAAAGGCCCCCAGGGGTTAGCCTGAGGGCCCCGTTGAGGGTGCGTGTGGGTTACGGGCGGGGCGGATGCTTGGGCAGATCGGAGATTGCCGCGTTGAGCCCCATGGTGATCGGCAGAGCGTTGCCGAAGGGGAGGATGCGGGTCAGTGACCGTGCCTCGTCCTGCGACCACTGCCCGTCACGGAACAGACCAGCGACACCACGAGTTGCCTGCGTGAGGTCGTCGATGCCGCCCATCGTCGGGTTGCCGAAGAGCATGTTGCTCGCCTGACCCGTGGTGCGGGTGTAGGAGAACAGCGCGTCGTTGCCCGAGGCGTAGAGCCCGGTGTCGACGAGCATGGGGATGATCGAGGACATGCCTGCACGGGCGAAGCCGGCAGCAGCGAGGTTCTTCGGGTTGAGCCGCTCTTCGAGGAACTTGTCCTTGTCTTCGCGACCCATAGCCTGGAGCTTCATCTGAGCGATGTAGGAGGCCGTGGCCAATCCCGAGGTCAGCATGAGCTGATGCAACGCCATGGGGTCACGCATGTTGAGCGCCTTCAGGGTCTGCTTGGCGTATGCCCCGACCATGAACGTGCGGAACTGCATGAAGATTTTGGCGAGCGGATGAGACATCCACATAGCCATATTCCCGATGTCGTTCTTCTGGATGATCTGCCGGCTGAACCTGTGAGCTGCCCGAATGAAAGCCTCACGGGCCTCCTTATCGGCCCACTTGTCGAAGTGAGCGCGCATGACTTTGCGACCAGTGATGAAGCCGGTCTCATGCTCGAAATTGCCCTCTTCCTTGAACATCTTCATGACGCGGTCGGTCATGTCCTTGTCCATGCCCAGGTCAGCCAGCCGCTTGGCCGAGAAAGCCTTGCCGCCGTGCGCCATGTCGGAGAACCTTTGGATGATCGCCGCAGCGGTCCAGCGTTCCAGCATGACGTTGGCCTGAGTGAGGCCCGAGATTTCCGAGGTAGCCTTGTTGGCCTTGTTCAGGCCCCTCTCGACCACATCCTTCCACGTCGAGGTGGGCTCTTCGTAGAGGTGCGTGATGTCTTCGAGGTTGTAGTTGGAGCTGTGCGTGAGGCGGTCTGCGCCCACACCCAGGATGGCCTCCAGATCGTTCGCTAGACCGGACTTGAGGATCGACGCTCCGTCCCCGCTCACGCCACGGCGTAGGGCCGGCGCTTGGGACAGGGCAGCCTTCCACCCGAGGGACGCGATAGGCATCCCGATCTCGGAGAGCTGGGCGAAGCCGACTTGGTTCATGATGCGCGCGAAGTTGAACTTGCGGAGCATCCTGAGGGTCCAGCCGGCGTTGGTTGCGTCGAGGGTGTTGGTGGGTCGACCGAGGATCGTGGCGTAGGCGAACTCCATGCGCTTGATGCCGGTGTCTGCCTGAGCCTTGGTGATCTTGCCTGCGGAGATAAGCTCGGCGTTCCGCTGCTTGGTCAACTGGATGTATTTGTTCCAGTCGGCGTCGGACGTGAAGCCGTTGATCACAAGGTTGCCAGCGCCGTCACTCCAGCGGTAGCGAGCCAGAGCCACGCGGCCCATGGTGCTGCGCATGTAGCGGGTGAAGTTGGCCTTGGCGTCCGTCGAGAACAGGTCGGAGAGCTTCAGCTCCTCCACGGTGCCCGTGAGGTTGTTCCTCATCATGACCCCCGGCATACTCTCGTCGAGCAGCAGGCGGGACTTCATGTGGCCATCAGCGCCCTTGTCGGTGCCTTTCTTGCCGGCCCCCGAGAGCGACCACTTCAGGGCGTCCACGTCTTCCTTGATCAGCCCGTAGTTCTTCTCCAGCATCTCCAGAAGACCGTCGAGGTTGGCCTGGGACAGGTTGAAGTTGGTCACGTCATCGAGCCCGTGAGCCCGGTCCATGATTGCCTTGGTGAAGGCCTTGGAGGTGCGCTCGATCACGTCGTCATTGAGTGCCGTGTTGGCGGACTTCATGGCTCGACCAATGAGGTTCGAGACCGCGTCCTCACCGAACATCCGCCGTGCTTCCATCAGCTTGGGAGCTTCCCAGAAACGCGGGGCGAAGTGAGGGTCAGCCTTGACGACGTCCGCGTTCAGCACCGGGCGAGCGTCCGCAAAGCCTTCACGGAGGAAGGGGTTCTGCATCATCTTGAGCGCGTCGGAATAGAGCGAGACTTGCTTGTCGCCAGCCTTGCGCACCGCAGCGTCGTAGCGGTCTTCCCGGCCCGCTGCCCGGTCGCGGATGTAGGCGTCGACCTCGTCGTTGAACTTGCGCTCGATCTGGATGCCTTTCAGGCTCTTGTCCTGGCGCGTGGCGTAGTCCTTGACCTGGGTCTTGTAGACCTGTTCGTGGTAAATGACCTTCTCCTCGAAGAGGCGGGTCATGTCCTCGGAAGCCGAGATGTTGTTGACAGCGCCACCCTTCTTGCCGACGCCATCCTGCACGAGGCCGGCAGCAGCGTTGATCAGGTGGTTGTCGTCTTCCATCATCTTGGCCGCGAGGTCGACGCGGAAGCGACCACCGAAGGTCTCCGCGAAGTCACGGTCGTCGACCTGAGCGATGAGCTTGTCCTCGTCGAGGAACGGCTTGGCCGGGGTAGCCTTGGCGGCACCCACGGAACCCGGCATGGCGAGACCCTCATGGGCATCCACGGCGTTGGCCGCAGCGCGCCTCAGGCCCTCAGCCTCAAAGGCAGTCGAGGGATGAGCGAAGAGGTGACCAGCAATGCCACCTACGCCAGCACCGAGAATGGTCCCCGCGAGGAGGTCCATCTGGCTGTTGTTGGGGTTGGCCATCGTGGCGGCAGTGCCACCGAAGCCGGCAGCAGCACCCACAGCAGCGCCCCGCAGAGCGTTGGAGAGCCGACCAGCCTTCGCGCCAAACACCAAGGCGTGGCCGAAAGCGCCACCCAGAGCGTCACCCGCGAGGGCAACCGGGTCGAGGATTGAGTTGGCGATGTCGAGGACCGTGCCGGTGAAGCCAGCGTTAGCCAGCCGGGTGCGCTGATCGAAGTCGTGCTTGATGCGCCCGAGGTTGTCCTGATAGTCGGCCTCAGAGACCGAAGTCAGGCCCACCGCGCCGCGTCCTTCAGAGTAGGTCTTGATCTCGCTCTCGGGGATGTTACGGGCGGCAAAATCCGCGGTGATGCGCTTCGGGTCGAGGGACCAGTTGGGGTCGGCCTGGGGCTTGTCGTAGGAGCCGCGAGCCCACATATCCGTTACCCACGGGAGCGTCTGGCCCTGAGCGGCGCTGTCTTTGACGGTCTGCCACAGGCTGGGATCGGACGCCGTGTTAGGCTGGGCTGCGGGCTGTGCGGTGAACCACTGGTGAACGTCGCCGTTCCCCATGGAAATGTCCGAGGAGCCGCCACGATACTTGGCCTGCCGTTGGGCGAGGTAGTCAGCCCGTGGGCGTTCCCAATGCTGGACGAATTGGGCAGCAGCCTCATTGGATGTCTGGGCACCCATGACCTGTTGCCATGCGCTCTTCTCCGACGTGGCGTTCTCGTCCATGAAGAAGTCGAGCTGGGTGTCGAGGTCACTGGCGGCAGTGCCACGATGGGAGGCGAAGTTCTCTAGCGCGACACGGCGACCGCCTGTCCACTGGGCGAGGCCGAAGCCTCCGCGACCAGCCGAGGGGTTCTGCTCGTTGATGTCGGTGTTGAAGCCGCTCTCATCGTTGAAGTTCATCGCAACGCCCTGGGCGACGTGCAATGGCACACCGCGCCTCTGGAGGCCGGCGATGACTTGATCTGCTGTAACCTTCATGAGGCTCCTTGTGGGTGAATTGGAAAGGCCCCCGGAAGGTGATCCGAGGGCCTGAGGGTTAGTTGCTGGCGCGAGGGCTCAGCGGGGGCATGATGCCGTTGTCGTCGTAGAGTGGCTTGTCCGAGGGAGTTCGTCTCGGCTTGGGAGCCTTAGGCTTGTCCTTCGGAGGCCGCACTAGGTCACCAACGCTGATGCCTGCAGCCTTTGCCTTGTCGTCGAACACCGCTGCCTTGGCGCGCTGACCGGACTTCTTGACCACCGGAGCGCCACCGGCCTCTGGGATCGTGATGTCGTAGTACTCGCGGGTCTTGGGATCGACGTATCGACCGTCAGACGCGGAGACCAGACCACGGGCTCGGGCGGCACCCTGAAGGGTCACGCTGTTGGTGGCCTTTGCAGTGGCATCGGCGTCCGCGATCTTGGCAACTTCCCTGACGCGGGTGAGGGTGACGAAGTGGGGTTGGCCACTATCATCCATGATCGGGATGATCTTGCCGTCTTCCTTACTGACCAGCATGAACCGCCCGTTGGAACGGTTGATGTCCCCGATGGGGATGATCGAGATGTCGCCGGCTGAGATGTCGTGGGTCGGCAGAACTCTGGGGTTCTCCTTCACGAAGTCCGAGATGATGGTGTCCATGGCCGGCTTGAAGTTGTCAGGCAGGACCATCGAACCAGTCTCCAGCAGGACGCCGTTGTAGGTCGTCGAGGTGCGCTTGACGTAGTCCTTGGCAGCCTCAATCGCCTTGTCGGCATTCCACCCACCACGCACGAAGCGCTTGGCCATGGAGGCGACACGCTGTTGGGCGGCGGCAGCATTGGCGGGCTCGGCGTCATTCTCACCCCATATCCAGCCAGGGCTGCGACCCAAGGTCTTGACCGAGGCGTCAATGGCGTCGTTCTGAGCCTTGGTGAAGTTCAGGCCGTCGACCTGTACCGGCTGCGAAGTCCTGATGGCGAACTCCAGGGCAGCCTGATCGGACATCTGGCGTCCATCCTTACCGGGCATGTCGTTCTTGGCGAGGATGAAGCTCTCCATGAAGTCCCGGTCTTCCTCCTTGGTGTAGGCCATGTAGGTGTTCTTGGAATTGTTGTAGAGCCACTGGGCCGTCTTGATCTTCTGCATGACCCGATCCATCCCCTGAGGGTCCTGGGTCATGTCCACCGAAGCGGCCTGAAAGACGCCACCAACCTCAGCCTTGAGGCCTGGGTGTTCGACGCCCGAAGAGTTGGCGACCCTCAGCTCCCTAGCCAGGGTCTGTTCGCCGGTCTCCTTGTCCTTTGCAGCGGTGTCGCGGGACTTGATCAGGAAGCGCTGGTAGGCCTCCTTCTTGATCGTCTCGCCGCTCTCGTTGTGCTGCTCGCCCTTGTGGTCGAACCACGGGGTGTCAGTGATCTGGTCACCCTTGCCCGATGCAACCAGCTCGTCAGCGGAGGCAGCCATGGAAGCCTTCTGCTCTGCGTCACTGCGCAAGCCAATTGCCTTGGCAGCCTCAGCCTTGATCTGGAGGACGCGGTCACGGTAGTCCCGCTGAGCCGATAGGGACGTCTTTCCAGCGCGTCCGTCGTACTCGGCGTCAACCATCGCCACGGCATACTCAGGGTTCGTCGTAGCCATCCTTGCGGCGGCGTTGAGGTACTCCTGATCGAGCGCTTCGTCGTTGGCCCCGAGGGAGCCCTTGACGCCCAGCTCTTTGCGCATGGCATTGAGGTTCGTGGCGAACTGCTTCGGGTCCATGCCCTTGCCGGCCCACTCATTGGCCTTGTCGCTGATGACCGTGAACGCGGTGTCGACGGTCGATTGGTTCGTCCGCTTGATGCGGTAGTCCTGCTGCTTGGCGAGGACCGAGGTCTTGTAGTTGTCCCAGGCCTTGCCGGCAGCCGCGATGGCGTTCGGGTCTGTCAGTCCGCTCTTCTCGATGTTCTCTTGGAACTTCTTGGCGAGGAACTCTTCCGGGTTGCCGGTGTCCCAGTTGAAGTCGGTCTGCAGCTCGGTGTCGGTGTCGGACGCTAGGCCTTCCGCCCACTTGCCACCATAGACCGACTGGCGGGCCGCATTGGCGAGCTTGTCGTCGGTGACCATCATCTTGCCGTCAGCGATGTCCTTGCGGGTCTGCGCGAGGGTCTGGCCGGCGATGTGCATCTGGAAGGCGGCATCCTCTCGGGCCTGATCTTCCTTGGACTTCCTCCCGGCGACCCCGACGAGGTTCCCAACGCTGCCCGAGAAGGAGCTGAGCGCGTCAGCCAGACGGAACAGGTTCTCGTTCTTGGCCGGCTGGGGCGGTGGGGCGTATGTGTCGGACTGCATCGGCGCTGGCGTGAGCCTCGCGTTCGACTGTAGGTCCGGTGCTTGAACTCTTCCTTGTGCCATTATGCGACCCCTGCTGCTTTGGCGCGTTGATACCCGCCGTATGCGTCGAGACCGCCGCCGAGGATACGGATGGCAGCGTCAGCGAACGATGGCTTCTGGCCCTGCTGGACCGAGTTGATGCGACCCTCGGCCTGGGCCTGGGTGGCGTCCATCTCCCCACGGAGGTAGTCGGCCTGCATCTGGTAATTGTTGTCGAGGGTGCGCTCGTAGCGGCCCTGCTGCCCGTAGTAGTCGCCAATCAAGGCGTTGACCGACAGGCCCGTCACACCGGCTTCACCGGCGGCAACCTCTGCGGTGCCTCTCGCGCGCATGGCGTCAGTCTGCAACTGCTGGGTCTCTTGCGAGGCAGCCTTGCGTTCCTGTAGGGCGCGGTTCTGGTTGGCAGCGTAGGTGTTGACGGCAGCCTTGTTCGCGGCGTCACGGTTGTTCTTGTAGTATTGCTGCTGTGCCTCAGCCTGCTGCGACTGGCCGACGAAGCCGGCGACGGTGCTGGCAGCGGACAGGGCAAACTGAGCAACAGCCATTCCGACTGCTCCAATGCACATCGTTATGACCTCAATCTTGCAAATTCGTGGAAGGGACGCTTCTCAACGCCGAACTCGGGATGGGTCCTCAGGAACGAGAAACCCATGCGCTTGAGCCAGCGGATGTGCGTGGTGTTGCGGGCGTCGATGTGGTTGCCAATCAGGGGCCTGACCCGGTGCAGCCTTTTGAGCCACTTCGGGGCGAGCCTGATCAGCTCTCGACGGTAATTCATGATGGCCGGGGAAGAGACCATCCAGACAATCCCGAGGTGGGGACTGTTGTGGACTGGGTCGATCCCGAAGAGCCCGAAGACTTCTCCTGACGGCTCGACGCCGGCCCATACGTAGTTCCCCTGAATGAACAGAGGCAGGGCAGCCTCAGGCGTCATACCCAAGGCTGCTCTGATTTCGTCTCGGTCTGCTGACCTCAATCGCGGGGCCAGGGAGATAGCGTCGGCCACCTTGGCCCTGCGAATTGTGATCATCAAATCCTTGTTGATTTCTGGACGTAGTTGCCGATCCACTCTGCGGAGAGCAGGCAGGCGGGGAGGTAGCTGTCGTTCACGATCTCGATGGCGATCCGGTCGTTCTTGGACAACAGCGGAACCCTGAAGGCTCCGTCGCTGAGATTGACCACGTCGACCATGTTGTTCGGATCACCCATCAGGCGACCCATCGAGAAGTAGGCTCTGGTCTCCCGCGCCATCGGCGTGACCTCGACCCGGAAGTAGGCCGTCTTGGAGAACTGGAGCAGAAGCTGCAGGAGTTGCAGGCGACCCTCGGTGACGACCGACACACCACCCGCACGGCTCTCTTGCCGGATGAAGATGGTGGAGAGCTTGTAGCGCATCTCGTAGTTCGTCCCGAAGTAGAGCGAGACGCCCCTGAGGTCGCCCTGGAGGACCACCAGCGTGGGGGTGCTGGACACGATCTTGATCTCCAGACCCGGCTCCATGACCGTCACGGCATCGCCGGCAGTCACACAGACGTAATCAGCCACCGTGATGTCTTCCGTCATCGGGATGATCGTCAGGTCGCTGTAGGGGTCGTAGGAGCGTCCCATGGAGGCGTCGATCTTGAAGCGCCGGTCGAGGTTGACCACGAAGCGCATGTGAGCGTCGACACCACCGGGCTGGATTTCCATGACCTCAATGTGTGCCGTAGCGCCACGATTGACGATCATGATGAGCTGGCTGTCGATGAAGGCGATGTCGAGGATTGCCGTCACGCCGGGGAACGTCCACCGGGACCAGCTCGCCTGGAGCTGCTGATCGTTCGACCAGTAGTACTTGTAGACGTAGAGCGCGGCGGGGTCGCCATCAGCCTGCACCACGAGGATGTCCTCATGGGTCGATCCTGCGATCTTAAGGGCCGTGCCGGGGATGTACTGAGGGACGTGCCCTGTCGTATCCGCAGCGTCCGCTATGCCACTGTTCACGTCGATCCTGTAGTCGCGGATCATGGTGAACTGGCCACGGTCGACCGGGAAGAAGATCGAGTTGCCGGCGCGCACGGGGCGAGCCACGCGGGACGCCTGGAAGGACGTCGAGGGGCGGATCGAGGCTGTCTTCGGGGTCAGCAGTTCGTTGCCCATGAGGGTGAACTGCGTTTGGTCTGCGAACAGCACCAGCCTGTCAGACGATGCCACCGCGCTGCGAAGCACAGAGACGCCGTTGTCGGTCGCCGCCACGTCGATGGGATCATCGTCGAGGAGCGCCGTCGCGGTCGAGCGCCAGTAGTCGTAGAAGCTGCCCGCTCGGGACAGGATCACGTTCTCGTCGGACAGGAAGCCGAGGCGGTTCTTGAAGAACAGCAGCTCGTTGATCGAGTTGCCCACGAACGAGGGGCCGGGAGCGATCTTGTCGTCGCCTGCCTTGCGCTGGTCCCAATCGGCAGCCCTGAAGGTGAACGAGCCGTCTGCCTCGCGAACGAGGACATGGGGCATCGTGGAACCCTTGAGCGCCTTGGTGATCCCGGGCTTGGGGATTTCCCGCCAGACGCCGATGGAGGAGTTGGCGTCCTGCCGGTCGAACCGAACGTAGTAGTTGTCGAACTCGGTGCCGACAGAGCCGGTCACCTCAATGGCGACATCGTCCTCGCAGTAGGCCGGGAGGTCCGCGAAGTCCTGCACGGTCTTGCGGAGCGCCTTCATGGCGTTGCCGTTGTAGCCGTCGTCGCAGGAGATGCTGAAGTCTGTGCCGTCGTCCTTCTTGATGTAGATCGTGGACTTGAAGACCTTGACCGTCCAGCCGTTGCCGGCAGTGATGCCGTTGGCCGAGAGAGCGGTGTCGGTGACCTTCCATGTCCAGTTGCCGTTGGCCTGCCCGTTGACCGTCGTTTCCATCGCTACGGTCTCACCAGTGGCGAGCCTGCGGGCTATGAATGAAACGTCCACAGCAGGGCTCTGCGCCGCGCTCTGGCCATCCGGGGTGCGATACTGAGCGACCTCGACGTTGTTGATCTTGATCGAGTAGGTCTTGCCGTAGTTGCCGGCCAGCACGTTGATGATGGCCTCGCTCGGGGACACCTGTTCGATCACCGAAGGGTCCAGCTCGGTCTTGACCGTCTGGTTCGTGACGAAGGTGTAGTCGCCAACCGTCAGGGCTCGATACGGAGGGCGCTTGTAGGCCACGCTGTCGTAGGCCAGATAGCCGAGGCCAGCCGGCGCGTTGACGTAGCGCTCCTCACCGCCAAGGGTGAAGACTCGGATCGAGGTCGGGGTGAGGATCACCTCATAGCGCTCAAAGGCGTCACGGTTGATTGTGTGGGTGAAGACGTCGCCTGAAATGGCAGCCCCGAGGTTCGCCCTGAGCTGTGTCGGAGGGCGCTTCTTGAGGCCGTCCACGATGGTGGAGTAGGCGTTCGTCTGGAGTTCGCCTTGGGTAGCCAGACGCAAGGCCATGGCCTGCTGACTGACACCGTTGGCAAAATTGGCAATCGAGCCAGAGACCTTGGCCACTTAGCTGCGGCCCCTGAGCTTGATCATGAACTGGCTGTCGCTCAGCATGTTGGCGTCGTTGCTGTCCATCTCCTCCTGCACCATGTTGGCGCGAGCGAGCTGCTCGTCCTGTGCCGAGTAGGAGTGGGTCGACTGGTCGCCAAAGTACCTGTCTTGGTATTTGCGAGCGGCGCGGATGGTGATGTAGAGGCGAGCCGTGGACGGGAGTTCCTCGAAGTCGAGCCCGAGGACCCAATCGACCGTCACGTTGCCGGTGAATTGGTAGGTGCGGTTGCCCTTGTCGTAGAGACGGGAGCCGCGCTGCACAGCGTTGGTGGCTGCGCTTTCGCCCGAGGTATCGACCCTCAGGACGTTCGGGGGAAGGATGACCTCTCCGTTCTGGTCGGGGGTCAGCGGAACGCCTTCTTCCCGGTTGTAATTCCAGCCAACGGTTTGGACCTCGACCGAGGTAGCCCGAAGGGTATTCATGGCGAGCGAGGCGTCGATCACTTGGTTCTCCTCAAGGGTCGACACAGGGCTTTCGGCGCTGGTCGCGAGGATTTCGTTGATCGCCTCAAGCTCTGTCAGTGGGGTCAGGCCGTTGGCCATTTGTCCTCCAGTGGAGAGTTGAACGAAAAAAACCGAGGCCCCTTTCGGAGCCCCGGTTCATTGGTGGTTTGGTGTGGATTAGGCCGTGGCCAGCTCCAGACCGCACTCCGGACGGAGCGGGCCGTGACCGACAGCGTACTTGGCGACGATCAGGGTGCCCTGACGCGAGACCATGTATTCGCTCTCGATAGCGACATCGAGCAACTTGACGGTGCCGGCGATGCCCTTGTTGAAGATCACACCAGCGGTGTTCGTGAAGTCGCCCTGGTACTTGGCCGGGCCGGTCGTCACGTTCGTGCCGTTCGGGAGGTTCAGCGACTTGAAGACCGGGATGTCCGCGATCTTGAAGACCTTACCATCCGAGTACGAGCCCTTGCCGTCCCAGTCCTTGTTGATGACCTTGGTGTTCTGGGCCAGAGCGTAGTACTGCACCGGCTTCAGAGCAGCCTGACGCTCAGCCGGGATGTACTTGCCATCCAGAGCGGCAGCCGCGTCGAAGAAGGCCGCAGCCATCTTGTCGCTGTCCGTCAGGAGAGCCGCGTTGACGATCTTGCCGCCACCCGGAAGGTTGTCCACGACGTTCGTGCCGCGAGTGGCCAGCAGGATCGTGCGGGCGACGTTGCGGTCGTAGGCCTGGGCCAGCTCTTCACCGAGCTGCTTGGTCATCTCCGAGCGGGTCTCGAAGTGGTTCATCGCCTCGTAGATGTTGGCGGTGAAGTAGTCGGTCAACAGGAGGTCGTCGATGGTGATGACGCGCTCGTTGAACTTGGTGACCGTACCGAGGACCTGATCGCCAGGAGTGTGGTAGCGGGCACCCGAGGTGCGACCCGTCACCGGGAAGGAAGCGGACTTGCCTTCCGAGATGTTGCGGACCATGTGCTTGTCCGCGAACTCGACAGTGCGAGTGAAGGCGGTCAGGATTTCGCCGGTTGCGACCTTGACGAAGTTCGCCTGAACGTCGCCAGCGCCGTTGGCCTGACCGAGATTGGATACGATGCCAGGATTGGCCATGTTGTTATTCCCGTGTTTGTTCTGAGGTTTGCGCGGACCTCGGAGCAGCACTGGAAGCGTCGTTGGGATTGTCCGGCTTCCACACCCTCAGGTGCGGTTGGCGGGTCTCCAAGTGGTCTTCTGGTGAGACTTCCTTGGTTCCTATGATCACCGCCTAAAGAGGGGTGTGATCTGTCAGAACAGGCGTC